TGAGTAATATTGATCTTTTTACACCTGTTAATGTCTGATAAAGGGTAATCATCATTTGTACTGCATCCTTGGCCAGTTCTCGGGCCCACACATTGCATTCATACCATTCAGGCTTTTTAAGTTGGCGTCTTGCTGCCTGTTTATGAAACTTTGCAGGTGGTGCATAACAATATTTTGGAAAATAATAAAGTTTCCAGGCTTCAAAATCTGCTTCAAGTTCTGCAATGCGTTTCTTTTTGTCTTCAGCTGATTCGGTTAAGTCGGCATTTACAGAAGCCACAAAAGAGTTATAATAAGCATCCCAGTCACGAGCAGCTTGTCTGTCAATCGGCTTTATTTTTGATAATATTGTCATTATCCTTTTAATGTGTATTTAACAAAGTCGTCGAATATGCCTGCTATTTCGATGGCTTTTGCAGCGTTCATGGGTCTCAACCAGTTTAGTAAGCGTTTGGATACTTCAACAATATCAGCAACGCTGGCCTCGGTTTCAAAACTGCGAATTGCCGCAGTGAGTTTATTAAGTGTGTCGGCTTCTTTTGAATTGGCGTAACGTTCGCCTTCGGGCTTTTGCTCTATCGCTCTGGTGAGTTCGTCGAGCTGGGCATAGAGCCGTGCCAGTTGTTTTTCCCGTGTTACTAACATTTTACGACGAAGTTCATCCCAGTTTCCCTGTTTTACCCATTTGTTCATCGTGACGGCAGAAATGCTCACTTTCCCTGCTACCTCTTTTTGTGTAAGGTTATTGATTACGTACTCAGTGTAAGCCCACTCTTTTTTTTGCTTATTTGTTAACCCGGCCATATTTTTCTTTTTGACACGAAACTATGTTTAAAAAGATGTTTTTAACAAAATGTGTGTAGTAGCTAAACTATTGTTTTTAATCACTATACAGAAATTTTGTAATTCAATAACTGAAAGTTTGTTTTGGGGAAAATGACAGTTGTAAAAAAAACAGTTACATGGCCAAAACATTTCTGTTACATGACGAAAGTTTAAATTCTCACGGTTTCTGGATGAAAACCTCCGGGGCCGATCTCTCGCAGTTTAAAAAAAATCCGATAATGCTCTGGAACCACAATCGTGCCTGGCGTGACAGCGAGGATCAGGTACTACCCATAGGACACTGGGAAAACATTCGGACTGAAGGAGACAAGATTTTGGCAGATGCTGTTTTTGATTCGGACGAATTTTCACAAAAGATTGCACAGAAAGTGGAAGCGGGAACTTTGCGTATGGCATCCATGGGGGTGCGGGTTACAGAAGAGAGCGAAGACCCGAAGTATATTAAACCCGGACAGCGTTATGCCACCGCGATTAAATGGAAAGCCCGCGAAGCTTCGATTGTGGATATAGGTGCAAACGACAATGCCCTTGCTTTATATGATAAAAACGGCAACATAATTGAATTGTCGGCCTCCGGATCGGAAATTCCGTTAAAGAAACTTATAATTAAAAATGATACAAAAATGAAGGAATTAGCAAAGCTTTTACAGTTAAAAGACGATGCAACCGAGCAGGATTTTCTGAATGCTGTTCAGCCCATTGTTAATGAAGTGGCTTCCCTTAAAACAGACTTACAGGCTGAAAAGGATGCCAAAAAGGAACTCCAGGACAAATTAACTGCCATTGAAACGGCAGAAAAAGAAGCCAAAACCAAAAAGGCTAAAAAATTGATTGCTGACGCGATTAAGGACGGCCGGCTGGATGATGATGAAAATCACACCGCAGAAGCTTTTTACCTGCGCAATTTTGAAGCTGATTATGAAGGCACCAGGGCAATGCTTGATAAGCTGCCGAAAAAAACCAGCCTGAGCGAACGGGTTGGCGCAAGTCAGGACGAAAAGAACGCATGGGAACAGCGGCAAAAGGAGATTGAGGAGGCGAACCGTAGTTAACCCCGGTCTAAAAAAAGTTACAAATTAAAAAGTTTATATTAAAATGAAAGCAACACGAACAATTTTATCAGTTCTTTTTATTCTGCTGGCCAATGTCTTGGGCGGCGGACTCATCGCATCGGCAGCCGGAATTAACCCGGTGTTATTCATAGGAATCACTGCCGGTATAAGTGCCCTTGTTAAATTTATGCCTGCAGGCGTATTGCCAATGGCGATAAATATTACCTCGGAATATACCTCCGAAGTTTTGGATCAGCTTTTGGTCCGGGCCACAACCGGCAACCAGTTTGTTGCAGGCGGACATATACATATAGAACCTAATGTTCAGTCCGGGTTTGTCATTCCACGGCTGCGTGCCGGCAAAATGCTGCAAAAGCGTAAAGAACAGCCTACCGAGGAGGATTCGAAGGGTGATTTCGACATTGACGAGAAAAAGCTCAATCCGAAAGACTTCATGGCATTTACCACATTCAACCCGCGTGCGTTCGAAAGATTCTGGCGTCCGTTCCAGCCAACCGGCAATCTGGTGTTCAGGGAGCTCCCTCCCGAAGCCCAAAACAAAATGCTGGGCGAAATGGCTAAGGTGCTCGATTTTGAGCTGGGCAACGAATTTATTAACGGCGAATACGGCGAGGAGGAAGGAAAGTATTTCGACGGTATTTTAACGCGTATCGTAAATGATACTGATGTGAAAAAGGTGATAACTCCTGTAGCTCTCACCGAATCAAACATTATTACAGCCATGAAATCGGTGCGGACATTGATTCCGAAAGCATTGAAAGAAGGCATCGTAAAAGCAAATGTGAAGTACTTCATGAGCGTTGAAGACGCTGAAATGTATGATTATGTACTCACAGAAAAACCACAAAAAGGAGCTGACTACACTGCTATGAATCCCGAAAGATTCAAGGGGTACAAGATTGTTCCCCTGGCAGCCTGGCCGAAAGATGTTATTGTTGCGGCCTATTCCACCAGCGGAATAGATTCCAATTTTTGGGCGGGTGTGGATTATGTGAACGATGCTGAAGTAATTCAGATCGATAAACTCACAAATGCCGGCGAACGGTATTTCTTTAAAATGCTTGCAAAAGCAGATACCAACACCGTGTTTGGTGAAGACATTGTTTTGTACAACGGACGCTCCTAAATTTGTTGATTATGGCAAAAAAGAAAGATAAAAAAGAGATGGTAAAGGTTAGCGTATTGCGGCCTTTCCATGTTGGCAACGACACCAAAGTGGAATATTATAAACAGGGTTCAACCTATTTGGTTGATGAAAAACTTGCTGCCCGGCTTATAAACAATGGTTTTGCAAAGCTTGCAGAAGAGAAGAAACCAGATCCGGAGAGTGAAAAGCAAGCGGTGAAAAGTGAAAAATGAAAAGTGAAAAGTGGAAAGTGAAAAGTTTAAAGTGAAATAAAATGAAAAGAATTTTAATGATGATGATTGTCCTTGCTGCTTCGGTGTTAGTGGCCGAAGCCCAGGTGCAGGTTTTGAAAAACCACAGCGGCTTTGGAAGCAAAGCGGCTTATGATGTTACGCTTAACAAAAAGCAACTCACTGTAACGTTTACTCCGCAATATACCTTTACAGGTTACCAGTTTGCGGCAGATACCAATTTGGTTATTAAAGCAAATGTGAGCAGGGCATATCCCGGGAACATGCTTTTTTTAGAAGTAAAAGGAGATTCTAAACAGAGGTTTATAACGTTTGACGACAACTTTACCGGCGTTTTCGCTAAAGATACTCTTAACATTAATAAAACACGATTGTGGAGTTTCCTTTTCATAAATAACAAGTTTGTGCAAATAAACAGGTCAGCGGAATATTAGGAGCCTCCCCCGGCCCCTCCGATTTGAGGGGATTCGGGGGAGTTTTTCCGGGTTTCCGGCTTAAAGTTTAAAGTTCAATGAGCGAACAGAATAATATAGACCTGCAGAAGCTTTCGCAGCGTGAACTGCTGATAGTTACTTACAGAAAAGTGACCGAGCTCTCGGAAGCAGTTGAGAAACTGACGGAGCGGCAATCGAGACACGAAGTGCGAATTTCGCTTACTGAACAAAAAGTGATGTTTTGGGGAGCACTGTTTGGAGGCATTGCGGGAATGATTACAGCTATAGTAGCCGCACTGATTGATTAAGTTAATGAAATGAAGGCAATACTGGTAAGAATGAAACAACTGAGCAACCACCTGCAAACCTGCGGGCGGTTTTTGCTCATGAACGGTGACGGGGATGTGGTGTTTCAGGCATGTTCACTTGAATTGCCGTGGAAGGCCAACCAGCGCAACGTCAGTTGCATTCCTGCCGGCAGCTATTTAGTAAATAAGGTTAACAGCCCCA